AACTGTATTAGAATCCGTTTCATTATAATTAGAAAGCGTTCTATCGTAAAACCCGTTATTTTGATAACCTTGTTCGGATATTCTTTTTAAGTCTTCATCTGTTAAATCGGGAAACTGTTTCTTAATCTCGTTAATAGGTACGTTTCTAACCTCACCACAATAATATATATCATCAAAATAAGGTGAATCCGTATATGACCAGACTAAATTAGCAGGATCAACATAATCAATTACAACACCTTCTGACTTACTAAATCTATTTTTAACAGCGCCAATACCTATAGTGGTTAAATCATATATTACTCGCTTTTTTGTTAAATCATAATTATTGCCATTTAGTAATACATTTATGGCTTGCTCTTCCGCAATCTCTACCGCTTGCTTATAAGTTAGCTGCATATGCACATCTAACTCTTCTTGCGTTTCTGGTAAAGTTTCAGGTTGGTTTTCGTATAAATTAACACCAAAGTTTTCTTTAGCAAACTCATTTAATTCTTTTGTTTGAATATCTCTGATTATGCTAGCTAAATATTCTGTACGTTTTGCAACGCCATATGGATCTTGCGAATATGCTTTTATATCAAAAGCTCTTTCTGAAATACCATTTACAACAATATCAACAAACTTAGGTATAATTGGTACAGGCTTCCAATCTATATTTAAATATGATAAATCACCGTTAATAGATAATTCATCTTTATATTTTTGTATTGATTGTTCTCCTCTAGAATATAATCTTAATTGATGAAATGTATTTTGATTACTTTTATATCTATTAGTACCAGAATCTGATTTGAACCATTCGTCTTGAATTGCCCTACCGACTCTTAAGCCATATTCAGGCGACATTTTTTCTTGGTCGCTAGCAACTTGGCTTGGAAAAAAACTATTTATAACTGACTCAGCCATACTTTATTTTATTATTTCCGATATTCCACCGGTGTTTTTGTATCTTGCAATACTTAAATTTAACTTTGGTTTCTCAACTCTTGGGTTAGGCCTATATAAGTGCCGATTGCATGCCATTATCGCTAACCCTGAACTAATAGCCGCATCAAATTTTGTTCTTTTGTTTATATCGAACTTAGCCCAATCGTTTAAAGTGCGGTTAAAGTACATTGTTCCGTACTCACCGTCTTCTTTAACACCAACGTGGCTTTGTATATATGTTTCGATAGCAGCGGCGTGCGCTTGCTTAATATCTTCAGAGGAGTTAGGTATACCGCCTATTTCTTTTTCTGCGACCGAAAGCTTGTTATATAACTTGTCTGGTCTATTCATAGAGTAACCCCTATAGCCTCTTCGCTTTAAGTAATAAAGCAATCGAGGTTTGTTATTTTCACAAAGCAATGGCATTCCGTAAAACACTAAAGCCATAAGCACATCTTCAAAAAACATTTCAGCTGTTTGAGGCCTGGCCACATATTCTAAAAAAAATGTGTTTGGCGGAGCATCTTCCATGCTAAAAGTCGTTAGCCCATGCAAAGATCCTTTAGAACCTTGTCCGTCTGTAGTCCCTGATATATCGTAGCTATCACACCCAAAAGCACCTATGTGCTCATTGCCTGGATACTTTATACCATTTTTAATTACCTGTTTATTTTGTAATGCAACCTTAGGGACCCAAGAAACTTTAAATCTACCATGGGGGTTTGGGCTAAACATTACTTTAGAATCTTTAACGCCATGCTCCCAATTAAAGCTACCTGTTGTTATAACGCCTGAGCTTTTTAAATCTTCGTTATAATCTATTTGTTCGTATATTTTCACTAAGTTAAATATACTATTTTTAGTTTCATCACGAAACGCATGCTCCTCAGTACGCGGGAACTGCCTATAAAACTCATTTAAAGCATCCTGGTCGCCTTTTAATCCTTCAACCTCATTATCCCAGTGTTCAATGACCCCGACTTCGATAACGTCTCCGTGTGGGCCAATGCAATCTGCTGATGGGGTTTCGAATACAGGCATTCCATAAGAATCAATGAATCCCTCGTAATTCCATTCCATAGGTATGAACAAAGAATATAATCCTGACTTAGTTTGTCCATTGCGGTTTCTTTTTGTAACGTCTGAGTCATTGTAAAGCTTTTTAAAGTTTTCCCCGCCTTTGTCTAGCGCGTTTGACGTTGATCCCATCATACATTTACCTATAACTCTACTACCTAATCTTAATGTAGTTTTTGTTACACGCCAGTTATTCAATATGTTATCTGGCTTTTCCCACTTACCGCTTTCATCGTGCACTAACAGTTTTAGTTTTTCACCATCATAACTGTTATCACCTGTATTTTTCCAGTCAATAGTTGTATCTAATCCTTCTAACAACTCTTGATCCTGTTTGTTTTGTATTGATTTCCTTGTAAGCCTTGAAGCTGGTATTCTATACGCTAGCTCTGTTTTCGGACGGTCCATACCGTCTTGTATTGGTTTAAAGAAAAATGGATAGTTTACAGATATCGGTACTACCTTGTCTGTAAACATTTTTTTAGCGTCAGAACCGGACTTTGATAATATTCCGAATCGCGCATCGCTTGATATTGTAGCCATGTTAACGGTCTCACCACTTGCCATGAATGAAAATCCTGAACGTCTATTTTTGAGGTAACACATGCCGTAGCATCTCTGGTCTGCTTTGCAAGCTTCCCAAAAGATGAAGAATAATCTGTTGGCTTCCCTAAATTCTGGGTGCCCAACGTCAATTTTAGACCATTGCAAGTACATAAAGTGAGTGCCAGTAACGTAAGTACCCACACCCTTATTATTGAACCAATGGCCTTCTTCGCGGCGTCTGAATTGTTCATCTATATATGGTTCCCATTTTTCTTTAAAGTCGTCAGGATAATCGCGCCAATCAAAAACACTTTGTATTTGTTTTAATTCTTTTGGAAATTCCTCAACAACCCATTTGTCATTTGATTTATTTATTTTAGCTGGAGTTTTAGGTAATGCTATCTTTAAATTTTGTATTTGATATATGTCACCTATTTGGCCGGTTTTGCTTATAACAATAATATCATGCTCTTTGTTATAACCATAACTCCATTTTTTGCTTTTATTTAACCTAGATATTGTGGTTTGCTTTATGGGTGTTATTATGCTATATAAAGTTTGCTCGTACATTACTTAGATCGTCTTTCTGCAAACCCCGAAAAAGCTTTTTTCTTTTCTTCCTCTACAGGTTTATTTTCAAGTATAGCCTCTTCTTCTTGAATACGTGTTAATATTTCAAACGCATCAAATATAGCTAACTTTTTTGTAGCTGCAGCGTTCTTCAACCTATCAGCTGATATGTCATCATCAGAATCAACTATAGGCTCTTTAGCTACTTTAATTAATTCCTCAACCGCTATTTGCCCAGCTTGGATTATATTCTTCTTCGTCTCCTTGATATTCATATTTGATTGTAATTAAATTTGTTGGAACACGATATAATTTTTCTTTATTTATAATAAATTCGTACTCTGCGCCAGGCCTAAAGCCTACAAGATCACCTTCTTTAACACTTTTTAAACTAGGGTCTTTATATTTAAGCACCCCTATTAATGGTTTTTCAAAGTTGATTGAAAACATTTTATTTTCTTTTAGTGGCTTAACAAAGTTAAACCCATCTAGCGGGATCCACTTATATATACGCTTGTACGCAAATATTTGATCGGGTGAAACAAAATACATATTGTCTTTATAATAACTCCTGCTATTTTTTTCTTCACCTCTAATATCTCGAAACCTGCGGAACACATTGTGGTGTAGTATAACTTCATCACCTTTACGTATACCCGTCAGATTGGCTGCTGGCGTAGCCATAACAATACCTATTCTTGAAACAAAATTATGGTTTTGTAATTCTGTATTAAGTATTAATTCTTTGCCATCTATTGTTTTTGTATTGTTATACCTATCTTCTTTAGGTATAATAACAAAATCAAAAACGCCTTTCATTAGTAATCAATATTATACTCTATGGCTATTGCCATATTTTTATTGAAATCTTTCCAAGGTATTACGTCGCTACCTTTTTGAATATAGATAGAATACTTTTCTTCTTCTTCTATAATATTAACTATGGTATGACCACCATACACTTCCTGACCAACAGAGTAGTGCATGGCGTCATTTTTATAGTCCTTTCCTATACTAATCTTCCTTAGCAAGTTCACGTAATTCGCCGGTATTAATATCAATTACCTTGTCCCCATACTTATCTTGCAACTCTTTTTGTTGCTCATCAAGCTTTGTTTTAACTTGAGCAAATGTATGTAGCAGCTCATGCTTTTGTAATTCTAATCCACCAATCTGCGATTGAACACTATTTAACTGTTTAATAATGTTTGTTAGAACTTCTAGTTCTTCTGCTGTTAACTTTTCAGGTACTAAATTTACTTCTTTTGCCATTTAATTTAATTTAATTGTTATTGCTGGATTTCTTTGCTTTTTCCCAGGTACGCCCAACAAAATACGCCCCGTAGACTGTTATTAATAAAGATTGAAAAATTGGTATATAGTCTTCAGCTATTTTAAACTCTCCTATATTACCATCAAAAAAACATAGCACTGTAAATATAACAGTCAAATATATAAGAACCATAGGTCTTATGTTTTTAGACAAAAACGAATCTGAATTCATATCCGCTTCCCATCTTGCTGTTACTTGCTCTTGCGCTTCTTTATCCGCTTTCTCTAGTATCTCAGTTATTAATCGCTGAGCTTCTAATTTTTCTTCTTTAGTTGTAGTTAATTTATCAATGACATCGCCGACTTCTTTAATAACTCCACCGGTAAGCCATTCCCATATTTTTTTCATTATTTACCGTAATATCCTTTTTTATAGTTTTTACCAGGAGATGTCGTAGACTCTTCGTCCACGCTTTCTTTTACACTCTTGCCTACATCTACAAATTTACTGTTTTCAACACCGCTCATTAAACTAGAGTCTGCGCTGTAATCTATTTCTGCTTTCTTTACTGCAGATCCTAAATCCAAAAGAGGCTCTTGCACTTTCATTCCCTTATTTGTGGAATGTTGAATTCTCGCTGTAATTGGTTTGTTATATCCCATCGTTTTATTTTTTATAAGGAAACATTTTGTTTAATTTTTCTTTACGATGCTGGCATCCGCAGGGTATGTTCAAACCTCCAGACACTTTATCGACTACAGTTTTAATTCCTGTAGCTTTAGTGATTTTTTCTACTGTATCGCCTAGACCTCTTGATTCCATAAGCTAAAATTATTAATGCAGTAAAAACTATATGTGTTAAGTTCACATGAGCCTCCCCGCAGGTTCCTATTATATGTTCTAACATTTCCATCTCCTTCTTGCTGCGCAAATTCTTTTTTCAGGTGTTTTACTGCAGTTAATACTGTGCATTTTCATTTGACCTTTAGATCTAGCACAATAAGACGTTCGCCTTTTTCCACCTCCTGGTTGAGGAGCTTTAAGATTACCACCTGTCTTTTTATTGTAAGCTTTCCGGCCAGCAGCTGTCATACCGGCACCTTCTTCAGCTGTCAAAAAATGTCTACCTTTTCCTTTTGTAGTCTTACGGAGCTTATGCACCATAGAACTTGCTGGCTCTTGATTATACATATATTATTTATTAAAGTAGTTTTTCTTTAATACTGTTTTTTTCGGGGCAGCGCCTAAAAAATTACCTACAAGATCACCTACGTCTTTCGCGGCGCCTAATCCTTTTTCTTTAACATCTTTAGCAATCTTTGCTATATTTTTACCAGCCCGTTGAAAATCAGTAGGGTCATTTCCAGCAAAATTCTTAGGGTTATCTGTAAGTCTTTCTTTAGCAGCATCAAGGTTTTCTCTTGTTTTTATAGTTTTGTGAGATGACGTGCCATGCCCACCTTGGTCTTGCTGCACTTTAAATTGCTTTAATCTGTCTCTTATATTTTCAGCTCTATCAGATGCTAATTTAGCTTTACCGCCAACCAAAATTTCTTTACCTGTTTTTTCGTCTTTTTTAAATTGACCAAATATAGCGGCTTTTTCAGTTTTGCCTCTTTTCGCTAAACGCGCTGCTCTTTTTGCAAATCTTAAAGCTTGTTTTTCTGACTTACCAACCAAACGTTCTGCAATCTTTTGTCTACGGTAATCTTTACGAGTGTCAAATGTGCCCATGCCTTTTGTGTCTTCGTAGTCAGGGGTTACCTCTGGATCTTGTTTTTCTTTAGTTGGGTCCACACCTGGCGTTGTGATTGTTACTTGTCCAGGTCCCCCGGATACGCCAGTGGCCGCAACCATACCAGCTTCGAATCCTTCAGGATCTTTTTTACGCTGCGCTTCTCTGTCCGCAACGTAGGTATTATAATCTTTGTACATGCCAGTTGTTCTCACACCATCTATGTCTTGATCATAAGCTTCTCTATACGAAAGTCTCTTTTTTGTTTCAGTGGTTCCCTCTGTTCCTGGTGAAGTTATTGTAGTGTCGGTTTGAGTGCCATAAATATCAGATCCATTTGTAGTAGCTATCGGAATGTCTGATGTTGTTGACACCTCTTTTATTTTGCCAGTGCCAACTTGTTTAACCGCTGAATTCTTCGCGCATGAACGAGATGCTATTGCTGTAATTGGGTTTGCCATAATTATTATGCTTTTTTAGCCTCGGTTTCCCATTCAAGGTTACCGCCTTCCGGCTCATTTGTTGTTTTATTTACTATTCTTCCACCAAGCCGCTGATATACTCTAGCTGGTGACTTTGTATCTTTTTTCCAAGTGACTTCTTCGTTTGTGTATTGCAAACGCCCTGTTATCATTTGGTCGTGATGAGCATTCTCTTCAGGAATAGAATCACGCTTTTCTTTTTCGCTTACATTTTTATTTACAAAAGTAGTACCGTCACGATTAGCTTCTGCTATAATACCATCGCCTAAATCTTTTTCAAAAACTGGTCTACCAAATTCAGATAGTTCTTCGTTGATGCCGAATATTTCACCTTTAGACTTTAATTTAAAACTCATCGTTCTTTATCGTTAATCATATCGTCAATAGCTTTGTTATAAACTTTATCCGTATATGTTTTGTTTTTATAAAATGTACTTCTCTCAGATGTTGGCAAATCCTCTTCTGCTAACATTATTCTGTATATTCTTTTAATTAGTAGCTTACACTTATTTGATGTTTTATAAACAGCATACTTAGATGTAGTGCGGTTTCTTTCTTTAAATACATCAATCCAACCGTTTCTTCTTAGGCGTTCCCACCGGTTTTTATCCCAGCTGTAAGTATAAACACCATTAATAAAATCATTACGTGTAAAAAGCTTTTTGCAATCTAAATAAATAAGTAGTTCTAAATCAGCATCTTTTAAATTGTAAGTTTTACAGGCCCACCTTCTGATAAGCCTGTAATACTTTAATAAATTCATATCCTGCAAGTCTTGCCCGCTTAGCCTCATTCTATAAGTACTATATCTGAGATTTTTAACACATAATACAAATGATCGTTCCATTCAATACCATGCCCAGCGTGCTTATCATATCTAACAAGATCTCCGTCTTGTAGTATATCTATTTGGTCACCTATACTAATGACCCTGCCTTTAACATAACGTACGTCTTTGTTTTGCTTTTCAGTAAGTTCAAGCCCTCCAACTTTCGTAGGCTCCTCTTTAATTTTATCTACAATTACAAAATGATTTATTGCTTTCATGCTAATCGTTTATTACTGATTACACAATCTGCAGATATAATAGTTGTAACAACACTTACTGCATTTTTTAAGGCTGTTTTAGTAACTAACACCGGATCTATAATACCGGCTTTAACCATATTAACATCTTTACCTGTTTTAACGTCTATACCTCTGTTTTTGATTTGAGGATAAACTACTTGCATATTAGCATTTTCTAATATAGTCTCATATGGTGATCTTATTGCAGCAAACAATATCTCTTCACCTTTATTTTTCGGCTTAATCAGCGTAGAAGCATTTAACAAAGCTACACCTCCGCCTGGGACTATACCTTCTTTATAAGCGGCTTTTGTCGCATATATCGCATCTTCAATACGATCTTTCTTTTCTTTAAGCTCAACCTTAGAGTCTGCTCCGACATAAATTATACCGACTTGACCAGTTAGCATTGATAACCGCTGCTCTAATTTTTTCTTAAAGAACGGATTGGTTTCTTCAGCTATTTGCTTTTCAACATCCATTATACGCAGGGCTACTTCTTCATTTGCTTCAGCTACTTGCAGAACAGTGTTTTTATCGTCCGTAACAGCCTTAAAAGCTTTTCCTAGTACATTAGGCTCTATGAAGTCTAAATCGTCTCCTAACTCTTCGTTTATAATTTGAGCTCCAGTTAATATAGCTAAGTCTTCAAGCGTCTGCTGCTTAGTTGGCCCAAAGCCAGGTAAATCAACTATATTTACTTTTATATTGCCTTTTACTTTATTGGCTAATAATGTTTGATACGGTTGTTGATCCATATCCGCTACTATTAGCAGGCTCTTTTTATTTTTAATTACAAACTCTAATACATTTTGTATTCTTCTTATATTAGGTATCGGTGAAGACACTATAAGAACATATGGATCTTCTAATGTAGCTGTACCTTTATTTTTATCCGTAGATAAATGTGTGGATTTTAAGCCGCTGTCAAATTGTACGCCATCAACAAACTCAACATAAGTTTCGTTTGTATCAGACTCTTCCATTAGAACGACTCCATTTTTTCCAACTTTTTCATAAGCTTGTCCAATTTTATCTCCAAGCTCCGTGTCGTTGTTGCATGAAATACTAGCAACTTGGTTAAGCATTTCGCCTTTAACTTCAGTACTGGCTTTGTCAAGATAAACCATAACTTTTTCAGCACCACTAATAATGCCGTTTTTAAGTTCTCTAACTTCTTCTTCATTTAAATGCTTATTAACTGTTTTAAGCAAAGAATGCGCGAGGACGGTTGATGTTGTTGTACCGTCCCCGGCTTCTTTTACTGTATTGCTTGCCGCTTCTTTTATAAGTGTAGCGCCAATATTCTCAACCGGATGTAATAAGACTACGCTTTCCGCAACGGTTACACCATCTTTTGTAATCACCGGTTTTCCAAGAGCGTCCTCATATATCACGCATTTTCCAGACGCACCTAATGTGCTCTTTACTGCGTTTGACAATTTTTCAACGCCTTGCATAATTTGTTGTTTGGCATCATCGCCAAATGTGAGAGTTTTGACTATCTCACTAGGGTTATTAAATTCCATTAAATTAAATTTTAAATTATTTACTCTTTTTCAAAAGTCTTTACAACTTTAGGTCCTTTCATAAAATCTAGCTTTTTCTGATAATATTGAATTGATCCGTCAATTGCTGCTTCTGCACCCTCGATAGTTTCTCTCCTTGTAATATCTTTCCAGGAGTCTTCGTATGGTACTTTGATTTCTGTTTGGTAGAATCCATTTGGTAGTTGCACGATTCGCCAATTGCTTTTGTCGGAGGCATGCTTCCAGGTTTCTACGGTTTTTTCACTTACTTGTGGTTGACTACTCCACGAACTAGTCTGATAAAATAGTGTCATTTTGGTTTTGGTTTAATTATTACTATCTGGTTGCTCTATCCCGAGCCGGTATACTTTATATATTACGTGGTTTATGACGGCATTAACTTGGTTTTTCATCAACCCAAGGTCTGCCCTTTTCCACCGACGGATTCTCAATAGCTTCCTTGTTGGCTAAAGCTGCTGCGTCTATATTTGTTTCTGTTTGTAAAACAACTATTGCCCCCAGATCATCTTTAACCCAGCCCAATACTACTTCTTCAGTAAGATCTTCATAGGGAATATAGTCAGTCCCCGGTACACCCTTGTATTCACTAATAAACACTTCACGAGCATAACCAGGGCTGTCTGTTTTTTCGCATAACGTAGTAACTTCCGCTACATACCCATCTGATACTCGGTGCTTCATTTCTAATACTTTCCAATTTGCCATTTGTTTTGTTTTATATTATTTTTTTTAATGTGCTTTCGCTTGAATTATAATCCATTCTGTTCCATCCGACCATAACGCTACTCCTTCGTAAGATTTAGATATTTCAAAGTCAGAAGCGCCGTCAACTGTTTCAGTCCCATTTGGTGTTATAAGTACTTTATCACCCGCTCCATTACCAAAAGTGCCGTCTGAAATAAATCTAACTTTTCTGTATTGCATATCTGCGGCCGGAGGCAAGTTTAAAATATATGTGCCATTAGCTCCAACCCACCTTATTTTTACAAGTGTAGCTATATCATCTGCCGATAAAGTAGATGATCCACCAGGGGATGCTGTTACATTAAATGGTACTAAATAAGTTGCTTCCGAAGATTCATCACCACTCATCCTTATTTTAACGTCATTACCATTTCTATATAGCTGACACACTTCGACACCTGCTGTGCTAGCCTCTGCATCATTCCCATAAGAAGTGCTGTAGCGTAAAGCGTGTGCCATAACCTGCATAGAGTCC